ATCATGCTTCTTCACTCATCATAAGCATTACCGCTAAAACTGTTGCCCATGCCTTCGTCAACCTTGTCATAGTCTAGGTCATACACCTTCTTGCCATTCGTTCTTCTGGGGATGATGCCACGTTCTGCCAGCACCCTTGAAGCGTCTTTAAAGTCTGGCATTCTGGGGTTGCTTATACCAAGATCTCTTAATAACTTGGTCATCTGCACTGGCTTTGGGTACTTACCCTCAAAGTTGACATGCTCCAACACCAAGTCTTCGACTGAACTCTGGGTACGATAGGCCTCATTACTGTCTTGCAACAGCTCCCTTTCGTCTGGTGATAAAAACCAATTCTTCTGTCCTTTCACATACAAGGTGGTTCTTATCTCAGCCCACAACTGTTGCATATCAATCCCATGGTTGACATCAATCTCATCAACCGCAATACACCAGAATCTTCGATTGCCTGATGTATCAGTCAGAAATTCCCTCTGGTTCACTGAAGCGTAAAACGCTGTCCTTCTCTGGTAGGTGGTAAAGGCTCGGTCATAGGGTAGTCTCAACTCATCTGTCTTTGCAGTCACAAAGGCCTTTAATTGGTCTATGTCACTCTTCTTAAAGGTGGATTCAATCTCACCCAACTCGACTATCCAGTGCGACACCGCCCTCTTTACCGAGTCCTTATCCGAGGGATTTAGGGTCGCACCTTCCAGCAACCAACCCTTCTCATAATCACACAATCGCTTAAACCATAAAGTCTTACCCAGACCCTGAGCTCCCTGTATCACCAAGATACCTTCCAGTTCGACCCCATTGGGCTCATAAGCGGCTGCCACACAACTAATGAGCCATTTCTTGAGCAACATATCTTTCAGCTGTGGGGGGGTCGAGGACACAATGGTGTTGAGGAAATCCTGTAATCTGGAAGTGCCATCCCATTCCCTTGAGTCAATCCATTCCTTCACTGGGTTGTATTCATTGGCAATCACCTTCAAATAATCCCTGACTCTGGTGTAGGGCACTCCCATCTTGATACATCGGTCTTCGACCTCGACCAGACTCGCTTCCTCTTTCATGTCAGCGATGAACTTCATATTGGGGATGTCAATTTCCATGCGTTTCTTAATGACGTTGTAGTTGACTTCGATACTGTGGTTCTTGAGCACTGCGAGCACGTTGTCCCTGACGTTGAGCATTCTGCCCTTCTCTGACTTCATGAAGTCGACATCCATGGGGACATCAACCACCCTGAGAGCTGGGAACAATTCTCCAGAGATGGCCTTGTGGTCGTTGTAATCACCTTGGCTTTCTGGCATGTGCACCTCAGCCAAACCTTTCTGTTTGGTTATCCAACGACACGCTTCCACTGCGTATTTTTCGCCAGTGCCACTATCATCGTTATCTGCGATAAAAATATGTTTCTGTTCCTTAAATATGTGGAAGATGTTTTCCGCTACCTTGGGTAGATTGCCAGCGTCAAACGCTATGAATACTGGGTGCGACATATCTCTGTAGACATCAGCTCCAGTGGCGTACCCTTCTGCGTAGTAAATGGTGTCTGAACTTTTCAGGATCTCCTGTCCCAGAATAAAAAAGCTACCTGCTTTTTTAGAACCAGTGAGAAACCGCTTTTGGCCTTCGTCATCAATGTATTGCAATCCCACGACTGCCAAGTGTTCGTCTAACATGGGTAGCATTAATCTGCCATCCTCAGCCATTTTAAGCCCATAGGAGAGCACTTTCTTCCTCTCAAGGTAGGGATGCCTTTCTACTTCCTTGCCTTCCTCCCACAGCGTTTGTGCTCGTTTAGCCGCCTTGCTATACTTCTCCGCTTTCTTGACCTCAGCTTCCTCTTGCAACTGTTTTATCTCTTCCTTTTGGACTTTGGAGAGGGCGTGGCCTTTTTTGTTTTCAGGCTTCCAGATCGCTGTGGGCTGGTTCTGTGAGATACGATAATCCCCTACTCGACCATAGGGAACACTCTGCTCCAACCAGAGTTGATACCAGCCACACAGCTTTCTTTCGCCACCTATGTTGACGTAAGCTCTACCGATACTTCCATCAACTACCAATCCCTTCTTGGGGTCAGGCTCCATGCCCTGTTCTGCCATGAAACTTAAATACTGTGCTTGAAAATCTGTGGTTAGGGGTCGGTCAAAATTCTTGGTCGGTCTGCTTATCTTTAATGCCATATCTCACTATTGCCACTTTTATTAAAATCTGTATAATGTTATACAAATTTACTAAACATAGCAAATTATAAAATGGAGAAATTATTATGGCTTTAAAAATTAGTGGCGACACTTCCAGTTACGAAGCACTACCAGTTGGCAAACATCTGGCGGTATGTTACAGAATCGTGGATGCTGGAACAAGGGAAGAACAATGGGGTGACAATCCACCCAAACCAAGGACCCTTATTTATGTGACTTGGGAAGTGCCTGAACAAAAAATGGCTGATGGCAGACCCTACAGCATCAGCAGAACCTACACTGCCTCATTGAATGAAAACGCCACCTTATATAAGGACTTGGTGACTTGGCGTGGTGAACCCTTTACCAAGGAAGAACTGGAACTGTTTGATGTAGCAGACATGATTGGGTTTCCAGCGACCTTGCACGTTGAACACACCGATGAAGGTCGAGCTAAGATAGCTGGGGTATTTAAACCTGACGAATTTAAAAAAACCGCAACCATCAACGACTCCCTTGTGTTTGACCTGTCAACCTATTGTGATGAGTTCAATGGCAACAGTTCAACTGCAACCAAGGCCATGTGTGATGTGTTTGATTCGTTGCGTGAATGGCAACAGGAAAAAATTGAGGCCAGCTTTGAATTGCAAGCAGCTAAGGAAAAAGCTGGAACCAAGGAAGAGACTTCAACAAAAGGTCTGGCTGATTTAGCCAATGAAGCAGACAAAGATGAGGTGCCTTTCTGAAAAGATAAAATAGATTTTAGAGGATGGCTTTTGCAGTCATCACGCTTATATACCTCCAAGGGTCATCCTCGTTCTTTCAAAGACATAGGCTACAAAAAAGGTTTTGGGAAAAAGAAATGAAAGACAAATTCTTCAAAGACAATGAAGCCTTGGTCAAAGCCTTAACTGGCAAAACTTTAAAAGAGATTAAAAAAGAATTGGAAGTCCCTGTAAAAGAACATGATAGAAACAAGCGACAAGATTAACCCCCCTCATTACCAACAAACTCCACTGGAGAGCATTGAATACATAGAACAACAACTGGGCAATAACTTTAAATATTATCTGCTCGGTTCAGTCCTGAAATATTTACATCGCCACAATTACAAGGGCGATGCCCACACCGACCTCAAAAAAAGTCAGTGGTACTTGAACCGATTGGTGGAAGTGGTAAGCAAGGAGACAACCATTGAGTGAAGATCTTAAATACACTATTTACCCACTGCCAGCGGCTTTGATGTTGGAGCATGAGCTCTCAGAAAAAATGGTAACGACATTGAATGAATACCTAGACAACTTAATGGAGGATGAAAACAGGGAGTCTTACGACACTGAACTGGTCGGACAAATACACCAAGGCCAACAATTAAAAATGGATTTTGAACATGAAGACTTAAAGGAGTTCAGTTATTTATTAACCACGCTTGCAGTGAATTACATTCAGCAGTTTGTCAAATTAACAGGTGGCAGAATTAATCCAAAAAGAGTAGATATTAATGATTTGTGGTCGGTTCACAGCTACGCTGGGGACTACAATCCCATCCATGACCATATCGTGAAAACCCCGATGGGTGTTTCATGTACCACATGGACCAAAGTGCCAGCACAAATCGGCAAACTCGGTGAAGGTGAAAACCAGAGCAAAGAATTTACGCTGTATGGTTCGTCAGGAGCTGTGGATGGTTTTCTGAATTTTACTTATGGCTTGAACCAAATCAAAGATCCAGAACGTCTGCGACCTGCTCAAGCCAGAGTAGTTAAGCCAGAAGTGGGTCGACTGATGATGTTTCCATCGTGGATGCAACATGGGGTCTATCCTTTCTTTGGTGAGGGAGAACGTAGAACAGTGGCAGCCAACTTAAATTGTTGGGATGTTGACCCAGAAGAATTAATGGAGATGAAGGATGCACAACAGCAAAATCAACTTAACCGAAAAGAGAAGAGAACAGCTAAGAAAAGAAATAGGAAGAAAAACTAGGATAATCGCTTGGTTACTGCCCAGATTTCACAAGGGAATATCAAAGCCTAAAGATTATGAGAAACTAATAGGGAGAACAGATAACAATGAAATTTAAAGAAGGCATATACGAAGACCTACCTTTTGACCAGTACAATGAAATACCAGCTTATCGTGCTTCTGACCTGAAGGACATTGACCGCTGTGCCTACAGTTGGAAAAACAAGAAGGGCATGACAGATTCACCAGCCTTATTGGAAGGGCGGTTGCAACACACAGTATTTTTGGAACACCACAATTTTAATAAGGAATTTGTTATTGAACCCAGTGTGGATAAAAGAACCAAAGCTGGCAAGGAAGAACATCAGGCATTTCTGCAAGAGGTGGGCAATTTAACTCCCATTTCACAGGAACTTTACGATACCTGTATAGAA